ATTTCTAAACTATTAGGTTCTCTCAAGAAAAAACCTGAAGTTGGCAGTCAAATGAACAGGATTCTAAACGCATCAGAATCAGCAGTTAGAAAACAACTTGCGCAAATAACTAAAAATTATACTATTTCTCAACAAGATCAAAATAAAATAATGATGATTGTCAATATAATATTAAACAACTTGGACAAGTTTGATATGGTTAAAAGGGCAGAACAAGATTTAGAAGACACTATTGATAATTTATCTATGACACTTGCCAGCGACCCAAATAGATCTGTTGTTGATAGTGTAAGAGTTGTAGTTATTAACCAATTAAAACAAGCAATTGCTAACGAAATTAAAAAATCTACAGCTCAATTTCAAAAACTTGCAGGAGTTCCTGTTACTGCAATGGATACGTCCGCTACACAACCAGCGGCAAAGCCCGCTCCCGCTGCTACTACAGGAGGAACACCAAAAGCAACTTATGCTAATATTGATTATGAACAAAAAATTAATATCGCCAAATTAGCCTTACAGGCAGTTAGAAGACAATCTAGTGATAAATTATTTGGTCAAAAAGGGGAAGCTAATCAAACCCGTGCATTACTGCAAAGGCTTGAAGCGGAATATAATGCTAATCCTACAAATAATTATACAAATTTAATTAATCAAATTATTTATAATGAAATAGGTGGTCCAATAGCCACCCCATCAGCAGCCGCTGGCGCTGGCGCGTCTAGTAAACCAACAGCCACCCCGGCAGCGCCTCCCACAGCGCCAGCAGCTACGCCAGCTGCCTCAACAGCGGCTCCAAACCCCGCTCCTGCTCCTGTTGCCGCTCCCGCTGCCGTGGCTCCAATAGAAACATTTATAAAAAAATTTGAACAATTTGAATTTACCGATGCTCAAAAACAAGCTATTAGAGATTTAGATAAGAAATTTAAACGTATGACGGCTGTTGTTACGGAAGCAAGAAAAAAAGCATCGCCTAAAACTGTACCGCAGCAAGAAGAATTTGCCGATGTCGAGTTAACAGCCGAAATGATCAAAAAAGAAGTTGCCGATATTGTCAGAAAGACTTTTGATAGTGACGGAAGAATTTATAAAGCATTTTTAAATTATTTTACGCAAACATATATCAAACCGGTTACCCCTGCACCAACATCGACTACCGCTACTCAAACAATAGCTAAAAAACCAGCTCCAAAAAATAGATATCAAGCTATAAAAGGAGCTTTTTCAAATTTACAAAACATTCAAGGCTTAAGCCCCGAAGCGCAACAAATAACAAAACAAATTAATGATTTAGTTTCTCAAGAAATAAAAAAATTAAAAATTTCCACTAACACACCACTCCAGTTATTAGAGGCGCAACAAAGTGCGGAAACTAATTTAATTCTATCTAATAAAATTATTAATTTAATTTTTCGGTCAAATATTGACACTAAAGAAAAAATATTATTAATGCAAAAATCTTTAGAGGTTGTAAAAAGTATAACATCTAAAAATATAAATAAAGATCAATTTGAAAAAAGAATGGTTAGAAATCAAGCAAAACTACAAACACCAACTGCTGCCGCTGCAACACAACAGCAACCAGTGCCAGCAGATACAATAAAACAACCCGTTATTTCATTGCCCGATGAAACTGAAGTAACTAAAATACCCCAAGATTTAGAAGCCGAAAGAAGTGCTCAAAGAAAAGCATCTCAAGCTGCTGTAACAGATCGAGGTATAGTTGCTCCAGACAGCTCAACAGAAAAAACACAGTCTGGAACTCCTGTATTTAAAGGTACAACAGGGATTGGACCTTATGTTGGTGATGCAGGTGCATTTACTGAGCCTGCTATATTTCTACCTCCCGGGGGAGACAGTAAAACCCCTGTTGCGCCAATTAAACCAAGACCTGTGCCTCCTCGCCCACCACCGTTTGTACCTCCCAAAACTCCTGAAGAAAAAACAAAAGATTTTAATAAAACGCAATTAACAACGCAACTAGGTGGCGAAATTTGGAAATGGTTCTCACCAGAGGGGGAGCAGGATCTAGCTCAAGAACGTAATGCAATCTTATTAGATACTTCTTTAGACGAAAAAGAAAAAGAAAAAAAGTATAAAGAATACGAAGAAAAAGTGCGCAAAAAGACTGATAACTATGTTAAATTAAAACAAGATATAGCTAACTTTTTTAACAAACTAGAGGGGCAAGAAGGCACTATAATAATTTCTGAAGCGCAAAAAAAAGAATATAAACTAGAATTAAGTAAAATACTAGAAAAATATGGTTTTGAAGATAAACAACGTTTTTATGCGGCACTAGATGCAATATTAAAACGTAAAAAATCTTTTGCAAATCTTGATATAAAATTAGCCGGTGACGCAAAACTTGTCCACGATACAGAAGGAAGCGGCGCTCCAATGCAAGCACAATCAACTTATGCTGCTGATCCAAGCCAAGCAGCTACAACTTCTGCTAGTCTTGCTGAAGTTTTTAAAAGATTTGTAAAAGAAGAAAACAACATCAATAAAAATCAACTATATAGATTTAAAGATGGAAAGTTTGTTAAATATAACAGAGGATAAAAAATGGCACTCTCAGTATATGACGTTGTAAAAGGCATTTCACAAGCTATTCACAATAAGCATCATGGCGCTACAGGTGAAAACGGTGAGCTTGTTGAAATAGGATTAAAGCGCGAAGAACAGCCATTACTTGATCAGCGAGTAATGGACGGTTTTGGTGTTTCGTTTCATGGTAACATGCTTATTATTAAATATAATAGCTTTGAACCGCTAACCAATCTTCACGAAAAGCGCTTTGAAAAAGAAGTAGAACGCCGTATTGGTGAAGTAAAAGCTTTTATTGTTAAAGAATTTAACAAAGTAACCGGTCAAAATTTAAGACTAAAAGAAGTTGGTGAAGTTAAAGTGCTTGTTGAAACCGGTAATCGTATTAAGGCACTTGTAAAAGCCATGATGCCGTTTGAGGTTCTTAATTTAAAAGATGTAGCGGTTATTGGCGAACCATCTGTTGTTGCCAAAGGAAATCTTGAGCGCATGAAACAATACTTTGGCAAACAAGAAAAAATGGTTAAAAAAGCAAAAGCTTCAAACGTAACACGCAAAGAGAAATAAAAGAGTGAGCATATGTCTGAAGAATTATCGATTGAGGAGATTAAAAAAGAAATTATTAAATGCGGTAAAAACCCTGCCTATTTTTTAAAAAATTATGGTAAGATTTCTCACGCCGATAGAGGCATCATTGCATTTAAGACATATGATTTTCAAGACGATCTATTAGATAAGTTCCGCGACCACCGATTTAACGTAATAGTAAAAGCCCGCCAGCTTGGTATTTCAACCATAGTGGCGGGCTATATTGCTTGGTTGATTCTTTTCTATCGTGAAAAGAACGTGCTTGTCATGGCTACAAAATACAGCACAGCCAGTAACATGGTTAAAAAAGTTAAATTTCTTATTAAAAATGTACCCGATTGGCTTAAAATAGCAACTGTCAGTATTGACAATAAACATTCATTCGAGCTTACAAATGGTTCTCAGATTAAAGCTATTCCTACTTCAGAAGATGCCGGTCGTTCAGAAGCTGTTTCGCTTCTTGTTATAGACGAGGCCGCTCACATTGATAATATGGAAACAATCTGGACCGGCTTGTATCCCACCATATCAACCGGTGGTCGCTGTATCGCGCTTTCTTCTCCTAACGGTATAGGTAACTGGTTTCACAAAGCTTATGAAGATGCAGAGAATGGACAAAATCTTTTTATCCCAACAAACCTTCCGTGGGATGTTCACCCTGACCATGATCAAGATTGGTTTGACAATGAAACAAAAAATTTAGGAAAGCGGGAAATTGCACAAGAATATTTATGTAATTTTAACGCTAGCGGCGAAACTGTTATAGATCCAGAAGATTTGGAACATTTAAGAAAAACCGTATGCGAACCTAAATATAAATCTTGGATAGATAGAAGCTATCATATTTGGCAACCATATCATCACCAAGCTAAATATATGCTTGTAGCAGATGTTGCGCGTGGAGATGGCGAAGATTATTCTGTATTTCACGTATTAAATGTTTCAACTATGGAACAGGTGGCAGAATACCAAGGCAAATGTGAGCTAGATCAATTTTCAAAACTTCTTGTTGATGCGGCTAAAGAATATGGTAATGCTATGCTTGTTATTGAAAACAACAATATTGGTTTTACTGTAGCACAGCGAATTGCCGAGATGGGCTACAAAAATTTATATTATTCTAACAAATCTACTCATGAATATGTAAACCCAAATGCTGCTTACGGCAATAGTAACGTTGTCCCGGGTTTTACTACATCAGTAAAAACAAGACCGCTTATTATTGCTAAATTAGATGAAATCATAAGAAATAAAGGCATTACAATTAATTCCGCAAGACTAGTTAGAGAATTAGAAAAGTTTATTTGGGTAAACGGCAGGCCAGAAGCTCAAAAAGGTTACAACGACGATCTTGTAATGTCGCTAGCAATTGCATGTTGGGTGCGAGATACTACTGTAATTAATAGTCAAAAAGATGTAGAATTAAATAAAGCTATACTTGCTTCTATAGGAAAATCTAATACTGTTTTGAATACAAGTATCAAAGGTATGTATAATAATAAAGAAGTAGAAAGCAC